CGATAACCATTTACTTTTCTATAACTACCTTTTCCTTTTCCTTCAGTAATTTTGATGATACAACTATAATATTGATTATTTGCAGGAGAAGCATCTGGACCTATATTGTATACTAAAGTGTTACCATTTACAGCAACGTCTTCAGTTTTAAACTGTCCACTATAAAAGTTATTATAACCAGTACCATTACTTGAGACAGTAATGACATCAATTGCACCAAATATTGCATTTGCAGTGACATTAGTATCTTCTACTACTGGTATGTAATTAGTTGTTGCAAATTTATCAAATATATCTTTAGTAATCGTAAAAAGATATTTCCACTGATACCCATCTGAAGTTTCATAGATAATATCATCCGCGGCAGTTTCATTGTAATCAGGTTTAATTGTAGAAGGTGAATCATTATTGTTAAACAAGCATTTAAATACGTAATAATTACTTCCTACACGAGATACAGTATAAAAATTCTTTCCAAATAATTCACCATCTTTATCACTATATTGTGTATAAACTGTCCCGGCTGTCCAATCATACCGTGGAATCATAACCTTAACGTCATTACCCGTGATCTGTTTTCCAAATACCATTTCCCTATAAGCATCAATATTTAATGATTGAGTGCTATTATTTGGATACGCAACATTAGAATCACCGCCAACATATTCAGTGTGTTTACCGGCAAACGCATAAAATATAGTATTTGCGGGTTCAGTTAATGATTCAATAAACTGATTAACCGAATAGTTTTTAAAATTATTTGTGACAAGTTTATGTGTATTTGCTGCCATTTTACAATGATTCTATCTTTACTGCGGTTAAATTAGCGGTTGCGGCAGTTGTATTATTAGAATACAATACTACTACACCATTAGAAGTCGAGTTAGCACTGAAAGTGCCTTGCGTATTTGAGATTACTAGTATATTTATTACTGATGCAATATTGCTTTCACGAATAATTTGAGTATTTGATGTTATTGATGTGGTATTAGCAATACTATTTGCCCCAAGAATTTGTCGGTCAGATACAAATGATCCAACAACGTCTTTTACAATCAAGGTTGTAGTATTTGAAAGTACTACGTTTCCTGTTGCTGAATTTTGAGAAATTATTGAATTTATTACACCATATGAATTGGAAGTAGAACCAAATACTTGTCTATTGTTAGCAAAATTACCAAAAATATTAACCACTTGAATTGCTGTGGAATTCACTGATACGACTTTACCTATTGCAGTATTTACATTATAAACATTAGCAGTTATGTTTGGGTTATGTTTATATTGATAAACTGATTCACCATTTGAGAAAGAATTAGAAACATTACTCAAGAATAATGTCTTTACTTGTTGATATGCGGTTTGTGATGTTGAGAAAGTTGTAGAAGTAATACCGTTAGCAATTGCAGTAGTTAATGAATTAGAACTTGAAATCGTTGCATTGTTTGTGATTGAACCTGAAGTAGTTGATACTCTAATCACTGATGAATTAGATGCAATAACTGTTCCAATAAATGTTTCTGATCCAACTGAACCCTGATACACTCTTTCGCCAGAGACAAACGATTGAGTAGTATTGCTTGGTAAAGATACATTCTTCATAATAATATCAACAAAAGGATTGACTACTATCTTACGTTGAATGATTGATTCAATATTTGAAGTATTTGCAAAAGTTCCTCTAGTATTTGATAAGTATAGAGTCGTGTGAGTTGCGTTTGAACTCTTATACTGCAAATAACCAGATGCAGCATTTACTTGTGTATTAGACTGATATACTGTTGCTCCTACTTCATATGAAACCGTAGTATTGCTTAATATTAATTCAGCAGACGGATAATCTTTAGCATAACCAGTTGCAGTGTTGACTGAACCATTTGTCTGATAAACAAAAAGATTAGGAATAATCTCTTCAGTATTTGCTACATTTTTAAATACAACATTAGCTGTCGTTAGATTTACATTAGCAATCTCTATTGGTAACTCATTAATTTCTTCAAGTAGTACTTTACCAAATACTTCAGTACCTGCTACATGTAAAACTTTCTTAAACATGTCTGAATATTTTTCAAATGGTAGTCTAGAAATAATCTGATAAGAATATTCTTGATAGAATTGGCCATCAAATAAGTTTGAATTTTGACTTAAGAAACCTTTCTGATTTCTAAAATATCCTTCGCCTTTTCCTTGTTTCTCAAGAATTAACTTAGTCGTTCCAGATAGAGTACCATCTTGTGATACGAAATTTAAGACATCACCATTTGCATATCCAAAACCAGAATCAACTAAATCAAGTGAAACTACGTGTCCATTAGCTATGGTAGAATCGGCAGTAACGTTTGCATTGATTCCAGATTTTGTATCATCATAATCAAAAGATATTAAGTTAGCAGAAACGCCTGAAGATAAACCAATAACCATACTATTAGTCGTGACTTCAAAGAAATTTGCAAGGCTTAACCGTTTAACATATAATGTTGAATCATTTGCAACACCATGAATAAGTGCTTGCGTGTTTACGGTTATGTTAGAAGTATTTACAGTATCAACTATAGCATTTGCAACAGTTAAAGTTCCTCTAATCAAACCATTTGAACTATTTGAAGACACTTGAAAATTAGAAGAAACAGAATTAATTGTAATTGATCCAACACGTGTTGTTGGATTTATAGAAACACTTTGAACAATTGCATTAGCAACAACTGTCGTGCTATTGGCATATTGTTGAATTTGTTCATTTACCTGGAAGAAGTTATAACTTACTAATGTTACTGTTGCATTTGCGCCTGAAGTTGCACCTCTTACTTTGTAAACACCATTTGAAAACCCATTTGATACTGACCTGATGGTCATCGTTCCAGCATTAGAAGTAATTACAGAAGTTTGTAAAGTACCATATCCAATATTTGCAGTGCCGTTTGACTGATAAATTATTTCACCAAGAGTGAAAGGAGCTGTTACATCAGTAACGGTGAGTATATCTACATTACCGCTTGTAGCACTTGATACGGTTAATATGTTAACGTTTGCAATGTTTCTACTTTGTTGAATTAATTCACCATTAGCAAAGTTTCCTGTTGCGTTCATAACAGTAAAGATGTAATCATTTGCTGCTTGCGCAACAACCGCCGGTTCAACTACTGTAACATATGGGTCAAGCGTATAGTTTGTGCCTTTACTAATACCAGTAATTCCAGTAATAGTTCCAACCACTTTGCTTGAAATATCTAGACAATCAAGAATAATAGAATTTATGTTTCCAGCTGGAAATTTAATAAATCCATATCCATTTGAAGAAATACCAGAGCCTGTGCCATCTAAGATAAATGCAGTATTAGTAAAATAAACATTTGCTGCATTATTTGAAGAAATTAAATCTTGATTGACTACTACAGTTTCTTCATATGATAAATCTCCAACTGAGAATCCAGCTAGAGAACCTTCACTAATAAGTTCGATATTTGCTACAGTTGATGAGCCAGGAATAATATTGATTATACCGGTAGCATTTGTAGATGATGTTCCACTCTGAATTGTGAGAGTTTCATTATCTATGTAATTAGATAATCCAGATGTAATGGTTACTCGTGTTAATCCACCAGTAGCATTTGTAGTAGCTGTGGCAGTAGCTGTACTAATAGTTGAAGTGTCACCAATCAAAGTTAATGCTTGAGCATTAACAAATCCAGCACCACCAGTAGAAACAACTACAAACCCAGATGGAGTTTGAGCTCTAATATAATTAGATTCAAGTTTAGAAAATGCATTATCTACATCGTAAACCCCAATGGTTGTAGAAAATGAATTTGGTATTGCATAAGAAGACGTATATCTCGAATATATGTTTGATACGCCAGGCCGAAATATTCCATTTACATTAGCCACACTTAATGCGAGATTTGCGGCTGTTCCAGTAGCATCACTGAGTATTCCATTTGCCCATTCAACCGTGGAATTTCCTTGATAAACTTCATCTCCAGCACTGAATGATCCATGTGCATCTGAGCAATATAGAACTACATTGCTAGAAATACCCATAACATTTGCTGTTGCAGTTTTATCGCTAATGCTTGTGACAGTAGCATACGTAGCATTTCCAGATATATAAAGCGTGCTTGTTCCGAGTTCAACGTTTCCTCGATTTATGTTGACTAACAATTCACCTGTTTTTGTTACAGTATTTTGAGTTACTGCTAAAACTGTTCCATTTGCCGCAACAGAACCATTTGAATGATATTTTTGAAATACATCTTTTGGAGCAAACGCGCCCGTCATCGTTGTGAATATAATATTTGCTAATGGCTGTGTAACTTTTTCAAATAATAAAAATGTATTTGGAACAGAAGTATTAGCCATAATCACATTATTAACGACTAACACGCGTTCTGAAACAATTACTTGAGCATTAGTAGAAAATCCCCAGCCGCCATCGACTAATGCAAATTCAACAACGCCTGTAACATTATCAACTTCTGTTACTCTACCTTTTGCTTGAGCGCCAGTGATAGTAGAATCAATGTCAACGATGTCTCCTACAGCAAATCCTGACCCACCTACAATTACTTCAAATCTAGAAAGTGATCCAATGATTCTTGGTGAATCACTGAAATTGTTAGAATAAGAAATTGGTTCATGAACTTGAAAATCTTTATTAATGTTTGATATGAAAAAAACATCAATATTTTGAGAATTAATTTTTTTTCTAATAAGCTTTTCAACGAAAGCTGTTGCTCCTGAAAGAGCTCCTGTAATCTGGCTACCTACAAAATTAATATTATCAGGATGACGAGTAACTTCAATATAATATGGAGTTGTGTATTCACTAGCAGATAATCTAAAGATGTCATCTGCTGGAACATAAACTTCTGCGGGAATACCATAGACTAGTCTAAAAAATAGGTCTATAGATCTTTGAGATCCTTTAGACTTATAGAATTCTAATGCGTGCTTAATGAAAAGTTGTTTATTTGAATCAGTAGTGAATACAATATTCTTTAAATATTGTTCTTTAAATTGCTTTATAAAAGTATCTAAAGTTCTATCAACATCGCTATATTCTAAAAGACGGCGAGAATGATATAAAGTATTTCCGTTTTCTTCTAGCCATTCATAATAAGCTTTAACGAAAGCAATGAACATCTCTCCTTCTTCATTATAGAAAGAAGGAAATTGTGACTGGATTAGTGTCGATATATTTTTTTCAATATCTTTCATTATATACGAACCTGTTCAATTGCAATTTCAACATCATCTGCAACTATTTGTAATATGGAATTCTTAGTTGAGAATATATCTTTAAGTAGAGGTCTAACATATATTTTAATGCTTGAACCATAATATGATTGTATATTAAATCCAGTAATATTCAATCGTCCTGTTGTATAGTCAACGGTTCCAGCCGGAGCTAATTTCTCAATAGAAGCACCATCTGCTTTTACAATATTAAGATTACCTAAACCATCATCTTGTAATCTAGCGACTTGATTTTGAAAATCAAAACTACTAGAAAATACTGCTGTGGCACTTCTATTATTATGTCTTAATTTACCAGAAGTAACCCCACTTTCTAGAGCAAAATGAAAATCTAATACTATAGGACTATTACTATTCAATAATGGGCGAATCTTTTTAATTGCTTCAATATCTGTTTCATTGCCAACAATGTTTTGATTTGCTGCATCAATAGAAGTAACTAATTGGCTATATCTTAATGTTTTATTAAAATCATTTAAATACGTAGTTGAATAAGTACTAATAGAAGATAATACAAATGATTTAATATCACTAGCAGACAAATCAGTTGTGTTAATGTTATAACGAACAAGACTTGACACATAAACGTATGTCATTTCTGGTTCAATGATAATTGGTTCAATAGATACTGGGCATCTTGTCTTTAAGAAACTATAATACTCATCACGCTTACTTGCAGGTAAGCCATCAACTTGATCAATATCAACAGCAACAAACACTCGGCCATATTGTGGAGGATCTACGTCTTGCCCGCCATAGGCTGATACTGCAAGAACTTCTGGAAAGTTAATTTTCAAAAGTGTTTCATAATCTTCAGTAGTGATTGCTCTTTCTTGAGCAGTAAAATAACGTGGAGCATTAAATTTAACTGATTCAATTGATTCACTTACAGATCCACCAATTGCGGCAGCAACTGTGCCAACTTGAACGTTAGCTAAACCGTTAATAGAACCATCTGGTATAAACTTAAATGCTCCATTTGGGAGTTCGCCATTGGTTACACGATATTCACACAAGACAACAGCATTATCTTTTGGTTTTCTGCCACTAATCCCATCACCAAATATAATTTCATATTTTTCATTTTGTGCAGCTTGAACAAAATATATTTGCGAATTGCTAGTCTTATCAAGTAATGATGTTGCTAGTGTATAATGGATAGTATTACCACCATTATCTTCAATAGAAGCAACTGTAATTGAATCAGTATCAATATTCGTGCTATTTAAAATATATCTTTGAAAAGTATTTGCATAGTTGACAACAAAGCTTTCACTAACATAATCGCCTTCATAGATGTCTACGTTTTCTGCAGAGTATGTTCCATCGGTTCCGGTAAGAATTACATTCTGATCAGTGACGAATACGAAGTTATTAGAACCAACCCTAGAAGTGAACGAGGTGCCCTTTGGTGCAATGATTGAAGTTACTGATGTGTTTCCACCATAGACCGTAAGATCAACAATGGCGCGAGCTGACTTAAATGATCTTGGAACATAATTCAACATCTTGGCATGTGAAACTACGCTGTCACGTATAACGGCCGTATCCATAAACATTTCATTGCCAATCATGTTCAAATAGAATGAGTTCGTATAAGTGTTATATGAAAGTATGTCCAATAGCACGGAAATATTACTACCTTCAAAATCATAATCTTTAAAAATATCTTGTGATTTAAGATAAGTTTTTAATTGAGTTTTGAATGAAGCAAAGTCAAGATTGACTAAATTTATACTGTTATTTGCCATTATCGAACTCTTGATAGTTGAACGGTGAAAGATATAGGCTGCTGACTATTTGAGATGAAAAACTTAATAGTAACTACTATTAAGTTTTGTTCTATATATGGAGTTACTATTACTTCTAAAAGACCAGCTCTTGGCTCGTATCTTTGAATAGTATTTTCAATTACTGTCTTTAAAGCAGATACTGATGCCGGTGTAATTGGTTCAAAAAGTATTTTGTTTATCTCACAACCAATGTCTGGTTGGAATAGTCTTTCATATTTATTTGTAAATAAAAGATTCCTAATGGATCTAATTACAGCCTTTTCATTGATGTTTTTTACCAATTGCATGTTATCTGGATGGGCATCCAGATTGTCGAGAAAGTCACTGAAGTATTCAGTTTTTGGAAGTACTGTAGTTTTTCTATCTGGAAAAGTTATATCCATAGTAGTTCTTTTTATTCCTATTTATACCCAGAAACAATATTAGTTGCTTGATTTGCTACATCTTGAATAGTTGGAATTGGAATACATATTGGAGAAAATATAGCTTTAATTATATCACCGATCACGGGTAAACTTGTAATAAAATCCCATATTGTCTTATACAGAAAATTGTAAATTGAATCAATCATATTGTTAACTTGCATTAGAAGTTCAACACTCATCATTTTCACGGTATTAAACATATTGTCTATCGCTTTAAATAGCCATCCTGTAAGACTGCCAAATGATAATCCATTTAGTAGATCAGAAATTTTCATTCCAAAATTCATCATTTTTCTGGCAAGAGACATCACCTCATTAAATCCTCCTATGACCATATCTTTTAAATCAATAGCCTTAGCAATTGCAAACAATTTAATTTTTTCGTAAAGCTTATTGACTATTTCACCAATAGATGGAACTTGAGGAAGAGTAAAACTAAATAAGCCTAAAGATATGCTATCTAAAAAGTCAGTAAGTATACCTACCAAATCCATGATTGGC